TGTTCAATCATTGCTCATGCATCAACGAATGGACCACAACCTGCACAGGGCTATGTGGTAACTTCAGAGAGAATGGCTACAATAACAGCATCTTAATTCTGTGAGGGCACAGCTCAGCATATTACTACAATCAATCCAGGCAAAGTGGCCTGCATTAATAGCAACAATCATGGCGTTTTTTATGCCTATTTACGGGCTTTTATTTCTCATTGGCTTTGCCATTGTCTTGGATACCATTACAGGTATCTGGAAGGCAAAAAAAACAAAGGTACCCATCACTAGCAGGGCCCTTAGTGGTATTATTTCTAAGATGTTCCTATATGAAATTACCGTTATTTTGTTTTATTTGATTGACTATTTCATCCTCAATGATATTATTGTTAAGTTTTTTACGGTACCTTTAATGCTAACCAAAGTAATGGCATTGATTCTGGCATCTATTGAGGTGATCAGTATTAATGAGAATTATAAGGCCGTACAAGGCATTGATTTATGGCAAAGTGCTAAGAGGCTGATGTCAAGAGCTAAAGAGATAAAACAAAATACAGACGAAATATGTACACCAGGGAACAAATCGAGCGAGCTGTAAAAGATAAAGGTTTTAAATGGTTTGATGATACATCCAATAAAGGCTATGATGTCAATATTGTAGGCATACGAAACAATGCACCATCCATAGCTGATAAGGTTACTAATGTTTTTGACGATCATATTACCATCAGCTACAAGGATAGCCTAGGTAACTGGCAGTTTTTCTGCTGGAATGCCACAACAGATCCAGGAAAAAAGGGAGTACAGCAGTTTCATAATGCAAAAGGGGTAGCTAGATTGGTCCCAGGTCAATACAGAGCAACGTGGAAAATAGATAAACATCAGGGCAAATATGATGCACTATGCCAGAGGCTCGGAGAGGTTACTGTTTGGAGGGATGGCAACAAAGATTTAAAATTTGATGAGGTAAGAAAAGATACCGGTATCTTTGGCATAAACATCCACAAAGCAGGAACAGATAGCACATGGGTAGAGAACTGGAGCGAAGGGTGCCAGGTGTTCAAGAGAGTAAAAGATTTCGAAACGTTTATGTTTATATGCAAGAAGGCCGCTAAGATTCACGGCAATTGCTTCAGTTATACTTTACTCGAGATATGAGATACCTAATACCTTTAATATTATTGATATCCTGCTCAGCTCCTAAGAGAGCTCAGTATCATTACAAGAGAGCCCTAGCTAATGGCCTTAAAATTGAGCAAACTAGTGATACTATTCAAGTGCTAAAGGTGGACAGCTTCCCTGTTATTGTTAATGATACCATCGTATGGGAGAAAATTATCGCATATCGCGATACGGTAATAAATTTCAAAACTGTTGATATACCTAAAACAAAATGGCAGACCCGTATCGAGTATCGTGAACGGGTAAAGACCTTGAAAATCAAAGGAGATACAGAAGTAAAGGTAATAAGAGAGCAGGCAAAAGCAGCAGCAGTTAAAGAGGTAAAGTACCGCACCAGATGGTGGCCTTTTGTTGTGGGTTTAATCATAGGTTTAATAATACCGTACCTATTGCAGGGAGGCCTACTAGACAGGCTGGCCCTTTGGAGAAAAATATGATAAGAAAAAGATTGTTTTACGACATTGAGACATCATTCAATGTTGGGGTATTCTGGAGAACAGGGTACAATATCAATATAAACCCTCAAGACATTATACATGAGAGGGCAATCATATGTATATGCTATAAGTGGGAAGGTGAGGAGGAGATTCATAGCCTAACATGGTCAAAGAACCAAAGCGATAAGGCCATGCTCAAAGAATTTACCAAATTATTGGCTCAAGCGGATGAGATTGTGGCTCATAATGGGGATAGATTTGATCTTAAATGGATACGCACAAGAGCTTTAATTCACGGCATTGATGTTATGCCTCATCCTAAGACCATTGATACCCTTAAACTGGCTAAAAAATACTTTAATTTCAACAGTAATAAACTAGATTATATTGCTAAGTTTCTACAGGTAGGCGCTAAGATGGAAACTGGAGGCTTAGATCTATGGAAGGATATAGTTTTCCGTAAAGATCAGCAGGCCCTGGATAAGATGGTGGCCTATTGCAAGATGGATGTGGAGGTATTAGAGAAGGTATATAATAAAATACAGGCATATACATTACCTCAGCACAATTATGCAGTACAGCATGGAGGGGATAAGTACGAATGTGTGGAATGTGGAGGCACTAACTACCAATATAATAAGAAAGTAGTAACCAGAGCAGGTACTGTCCATCATTGGGTAAAATGTAAGGACTGCAACAGCTACAATAAGTTAAGCCAATTGGTATTTAGCAAATATCAGGAGTACATCTACAAAAGAAAATTCATTAATAAAGGGTAATTAAAGGGATTTTTTGCCCTTGTTTTGTGCCTTATAAGGGTACATTCTTATTGAAAATCAAAAAAAATTGTTAAAAAATGCAAAAAAATGTGCATAAAGTTTTGCATATATGAAACTTTAATTACCTTTGTAGAGTATTAACCCAAAAACAAATAATTATGAATGACCCCTATGTAAATAGCTTAGTTAGCTTTATCGTATTAGTCGGCATGACAGCCGTAATGTATTACTCTTTAATTTTTGCAGTATGTGGATCAATATAACAAACGACAGTATAAGAAATGAGTTTGAAGCTGAATTCGAGATCTATGATTATTCTGGAGAATTTAAATTCAGAATGTACAGAGATCAGAGCTTCAAGGTATATGATGTGGAGGCAGTAACCTCTGAAGGTGATGAATATACCTTGAATGATGTACAGATGGAAGGCCTTTACTATTGGCTCCAGGAGCTAATTTATGATGAACGTATCCGCTATGACAATGGCTCAAGAGTGCATGAGTGGGATGAACACTGGACCTGCGGATTATGAATTTATATGAGATGGCCAGATGGTGGCGGAAGCAGAGCCTACCCCATGACAGGGGAGGTTCTTTTAATGTAGAATTATATTTAGAAATATTAAAAATTAAATACCAATGTTTAGATTACTGTACTACGCAGGCGGAAGCCTCAGAGAAAGTTACGACTTCCCAACAGAAGCCCTTGCCAACTGGAAAGCCAGAGAGCTCTATAGATTAGGCACTCATAGATTAGGACATTTTATAATTGAGAAGGTATGAAAAATAAAATAAAAGTAGGGAGTGACTTCTCAGGAGTAGGAGCATTCAACCAAGCCCTAATGAGATTAGGGATAGATTATCAGGAAGTATTCGCCTGTGATATGGATAAGTTTGCTAGACAAACATTCATTCATAATTATGGAGAACCTGAGTACTATCCTATGAATGTATATGATAGAGAGATACCAAATGAGAGCTTAGATATCTATATGACATCTCCTCCATGTCAGGCATTTAGCATGGCTGGTAAGAGATTAGGTAAAGAGGATGCGAGAGGTATTTTATTCTTTAACAGTTTAGAATTTATCCAGGTTAATAATCCACGTTTCTTTATTTTTGAGAATGTAAGAGGATTGCTATCTCATGATAAGGAGAATAAAAAGGATAAGATAGGTAGAACGTTTAAGGAGTGGATAGATTATCTAGGTGGTAAATCAGTTAATGGAATAACTACTATGATGCCAATAGATGGGGCTGTACCTTATCATCTACATTACAAAGTATTGAATGCTAAGAAACATGGAATACCACAAAATAGAGAGAGGGTATTTTTAATAGGTATTAGAGATGATCAATATAATACATTCACATGGCCAGCTGAGGAGGAATTAACAAAGAGATTAAAGGATGTGCTAGAGGATAGTGTAGATGATAAGTATTTTTTGAGTGAAGAAAGAATAGAAAAACTGATTGAATATGATATAAAACAAAAAGAAAATGGTAATGGTTTTGGTGCAAAGTTTCATGATATTAATGGTAATATGTCAGCATTAAAAGTTGGTGGTGGTGGGTGTGATGATTTAATTAAAATCAAATCAGGCACATCTAAAGGATATGAGGAGGCTACTGAGGTGGATAGTATTAATTTTTCTGTACCTAATAGTGAAACTAGAAGAGGTAGAGTAGGTAAACAAGTAGCACAAACATTAGATACTGCTTGTAATCAGGGAGTGATGATAGGTGATTATAGAACGGATGAAGGATTCAGATGGAGACAGGATGGTAATTCACCATGTTTAATGGCTAGTATGAGAGATAAATGGAGTGAAAAATTTACAGCACAAAATCCGCCAATAACTACAAATAGTTACAAAATCCGTAGACTAACTCCAAGGGAATGCTTCCGATTAATGGACTTCCCTGATACATTCACATGGCCTGTATCAGATAGTCAAGCCTATAAACAAGCAGGAAATAGTATAGTAGTAAGAGTACTAGAGAAAATTATTAATAATCTACCATTATGAACGAAGAGAGATTTAAACTAGCAACAGACCTTAACCAGGATATAATTGATATCATTGAGGAGTATCAATTGAATGTACCTAAACGCACCCCAGAGATAGCCTTTAAACGTTTTTTCCTGTACAACTTCCTGCACAAACGCAGGCACCTATCCACCACAATGATTGGTAGGATGTTTGGAAAAAACCATGCAAGCGTTATTCACGGGATTAAAGAGCATGAATATTGGTGGAAAAAAAAGGATCCTTACTACCTCAGAGCTGTATATCCATTGCCTGAGCTTATTAGCCACAGCAGAGAGGATGTAAACAGCTATGATGTGAAGGTAATGCACCTGGATGACCAGGAGGTAAAGCTCACCATTACCGGTGTTTTTTCTCCAAAGATGTTAACATCTATTGAACAAGTCATGCAACGTGAAGAAATTGGCCGTATATTTACCCCATCATAATTATAATGTGGGTTATAATTGAAGGGAGTCCAGGCTCCCTTTTTT